TCGTCGACTCCGAGGCCGATGCCGTGCTGTACAATGAGAATTTCGAGGCGATCTGCGCCGCCATCGCGCGGTGCGTTGCGGACGATGGCGCGGCTGGCGTTTGAATAGGGCTCCGCAAGGAGCCGCCCTAATGTCGCTTTTTGTGCTCACCGTCAACGATCTGTCGAACGACACCAAACGCGCCGAGGTGCAATTGATCGATCGCGCCTGCGTGCTGGCCGCGCAGCAATGCCGCTCGATGAAAGTGGCAACCTCGGGCAACGTGATCGGCGACAAGGGCGTTGTCGTCGCCACCTGGGTCTATACCGGCTCCGCCGGCAACAACGGGTGAGGTCATGAAGGAGCCCAAGCGAGAGCTCAGTCCGCGAGCCAAGCATCACCTTGATGGCCGCGGCCCGATCCGAGGTAGAAAGCGCGAGCCGATGATGCACGAGGACGAAAGCGCCACCGGCAAGATTCCGGTGGTCGAGGCCACCGCCCACGGCAACAAAGCCGAACAACATCGGAGTAAAAGCGGGCTGGAGAAGAACCAACTGGCGCGGCAGCGATCGGTGGAAAGCTCGGATACCGAGGAGATCGGATAATGGCCAAGCTGACTGCGGCGGCGCGGGGCAAGATTTCAGGATCAAACTTTGCGCTGCCCGGCCGGCGCTATCCGATCGAGGACGCTTCGCATGCCCGCAACGCGCTGGCGCGGGTGGCGCAACACGGCACGCCGGAGGAAAAGTCGAAGGTCCGCGCCGCGGTGCACCGCAAATATCCGACGATCGGGGCACCCGACGACCGTCGCAACGATGACTGGGGCCCGGTGTTTTCAAGAGAGCCGCATGCGCGGATGAAATAGAGGAAAATGCCCTACACCGAGGTGATGCACAAATTCAAGGCCGGCACGCTGCACTCCGGCAGTAAATCCGGGCCGGCGGTGAAAAGCCGGCAGCAGGCGATCGCGATCATGCTTTCTGAGAAGCGCGAGGCCGCGGGCAAGCCGGAATATCGTGCTAACGATCGGCGCAACGATCGCTGGGGCCCGCGCTTTATGACCGAACCGCACGCCCGGATGAAATGAAACCATGCACTTGCCATCCGAGCGAGGCACCTTGGCCGTGCGCGCGACGCTATGCTTTTTCGGATTGCATCAAAATTCCGCTATGGCGGCGCTTATTGATTGCGATAGGAAAGCGAATTGATCGAGCGCGATCCGAAAACCGGTTTCCCGATCTTCCGGCCTGACGGCCCAGTGCTGCGCGCGTTCATGCGCGACCGATTAAGCCGGGTCAAAATCATCCAAGGCCCGCAAGGCTCCGGCACCTCGTCGGCGTGCTGCATGCATATTTTCCAGCAGGCGCTGGAACAACCCAAGCAGGCGGACGGCCGGCAGCGGTTCCGGGCGCATGTGTTCCGCGAGACCTATTCCAAGCTCGAAGAAACCGCGATCAAGACCTGGAAAGACTGGTTCACGCCCGGACTTAACGCCGGCCAATTCGGCCGCTTCTTCGAGACCAGGCCTTACTTGCACGAGGTCCGCGTCGGCCCGCTGGAATTGGACGTAACTTTTATGGCCATGGAGGACATCGCCGACGCCAAGAGCTATTTCATGTCGCTGGAGACGTCGCTGATCTGGTTCAACGAGGGCCAGTTCGCCCAATATGACGTGATCCGCGAGGCGGTCGGCCGCGTGTCCCCGCCGCGCTATCCCGCGGTCAAGGACGGCGGCTGCGCCTGGGGCGGGCTCATCCTCGACTCCAACGCGCCGCCCGCCGACCACTGGATCCCGATCATGAGAGGCGACATGGCGGCGCCGGATTGGATGAGCGGCGATATGCGCCGCGCCCTGGTCAAGCCGGCGACCTGGTCGTTCTTTGTCCAGCCGCCGGGCTTGCTTGAGGACATCGACGACAAGGGCCGCATCCTCGGCTACCGCCAGAACCCGATTGCCGAGAACCTCAAATATCTGCCGCCTGGCTTTTACGTCGAAAAAACCGCCGGCCAGACCAAGGCCTGGATCGACGCCAATATCATGAACCGCTCGGCCATCGAAATGGACGGCCGCCCGGTCTACCCGCAATTCCGCAAAGACGTCCACGTTGCCGATCGGCCGCTATCACCGATCGATCACACCCCGGTCATTGTCGGGCTCGACTTTGGTCGCCAGCCGGCGGCGCTGATCGGTCAATGCCTGCGCGGCGATTGGTTTGTCCAGCGCGAGTTCATCGGCCGCGACGTCAGTGCGGTCGAATTCGCGCCGGCATTAAAATCGTTCCTGGCATCGTACTATCCCGGCTATAGCTTTAATTTCTGGGGCGATCCCGCCGGCCAGCAGAAAGGCCAGGCCACCGACAAGACCCCGTTCGAGATTTTCCGCGAGCACGGCATGTGGGTGCGGCCGGCGCCGAACCCGCAAAATCAGCTCAGTGTCCGCCACGAGGCGGTCAACGCGGTGATGCTGCGGCGCTCGCTGACCGGGCGGGCGTCGTCGCTATTGGTCGATCCGCGCTGCGTGACTTATATCACCGGCATGAGCGGGGGATATTTCATGCGCCGCATTCGCGTCACCGGCGAACGCCATGCGGAAGCGCCGGAGAAAAACCAGTACAGCCACGTCTGCGAGGCCGGCGAGAACATGCTCTTAGGCGGCGGTGAGGGCAAGGCGGTGACCATGGGCACCGTGACGCAAATGCCGGTCAAGGTCTGGAAAGGCCGCCCGGGCGTCGGCCGGCGGATCGCCGGATGATCATTTTCGATCCCGGCGGCGGCGAGCCGACGCAATGGGCGGTGTGCTTTAGCCGCAAGTCGGCGACCGTGAACTGGCTGCCGCTCGGTCGCTACAAGCATGTCCGCGTCTTTGGTTGCGTGCCGCATATCAACACTTGGATATTTTTCGACCCGTCATGGCGCCGCACCACAATTCGGGTGGCGCGCGGCGACGTCGCGAATGAACTCATGCGCGAGTTTCTTTACCTGGCCGACGTAATCCAGATGCCGGCAGGCGAGCGCGCCGGCGCGCCAATCTTCGGTTGGTGCGTGCCGGCGGTGGCGCATTTACTTGGGCTTCCGTCTGGTGCGTTTCGCCCATGCGATTTGTACAGGCAATGTCTTGCCAACGGTGGAACGCTGATGGAGGCGCCTCCGGTGCGTTGCGGCAAAAGGAATAAGCCGCGATTGCTGGCCGATGGACACGCCGTCATACACCCCGCCGCCGATCGATCCCCTGGCCTTGCAGGCTGAGCAGACCGCGCAAGATCAATTGGTCGCCGGGCTGCAAACCCAGGCCCGCGGCGACATGGGCTCGCTGATGGCGGCTTATGGCAAGCTGGCAATGAACATGGGCGGCCCGAGCTTGTCGGTGCCGAGCAAGGCGTAAGATGGCCGCGCCCGCGGAACAAGACGATTTCATCCCGCATGAGCTCGATGAGGAGGCCAACGACCGCATTGCCGAATGCCGGGTGCAGAAAGTGCCGTTCGAGCTCGACATGCGCGAGGCCTATTTCTTCACGGCGCCGCTGCGCGTGCGCATCATCAATTCGATGTCGCAGCCGCCGACCGTGCCGTTTCACGATGACGGCTTTCTGCAAACCAATGTCGGCTTTGAGATTGTCGGCGATTTCTGCACCGAAATCGCCAACACCTTCCTGCCACAGGCCGAGCAATGGTGCGCCCGCGAGAAAGGTCCGAACCTGACCAAGGCGCAATGGGACCAGCTCGAGCCCCAGGTCCGCGACGACGACAAATCGATCTTTGAAGCCATCACCGCATCGAACTTTTATGCCGAGTTCGCCAAGGCGGCCTATCCCGATCTGGCTTGCGGCACTTGCGCCCTGTTCATCGACGATCCCAAGCCGACCACCGACGCCGTCAATGTCCAGGCGGTGCCGTTGCGCGAACTGGAAATCAACCTCGGCCCCGACGGCACCATCGACGATCGCTTCATCATCCGTTGGACCAAAAACCGTTACGTCAAATCGCTATTGCGCGGCATTACCTTGCCGCCCGACATCGAGGCCCATGTCAACGGCGCCCCGCACCACAAGACCGAAATCCGCTGGGGCTACTGGCGGCTGTGGGACGATGAGCGCGGCGACATGGTGTGGAAGCATGTCGCCATGTACAAAAACCGCGTTGTGCATTCGGCGACGCTGCGCGGCGAAGGCTCGTGCCCGCTGATCCCGATGCGGTTTTACGCGACGGCGGATTGGGCGTTCGCGCTCGGCCCGTTGATCCAGGGGTTGCCGGAAATCCGCCAGATCGACGAGCTCGAAGGTCAGAAAGTTCAGCATATCGAATTGAACCTCACCCCGCCGTTCGCCTACCCCGACGATAGTTTTGCGGCCATCGAGCAAGGCCTCGAGCCCGGCATGGGCTATCCGGTGCGGCCCGGCTCGGAGAGCGCGATCAAGGCGATCTATACGCCGCATCCGGCGACCGATGCGCTCTATGCGGTCGACGACAAAATCCGGCGCTTGCGCAAATTGTTTTACGTCGACTACCCCGAACAGCGCGGCGACACGCCGCCGACGCTGGGACAGTGGATGGACGAGCTCGCCCGGGCACAACGCCGCATCGGCACGCCCGGGCTGGTGTTCTGGCAAGAGGGCGTGCGGCAGATTTTCTTGCGCTTCAAGTATCTGATGGAGCGGCGCGGCACGGTGCGGCCGCTGCGCGTCGACGGCCACAACGTCCGGCTGGCGCCATTGAACCCGGCGCAGCGCGCCGCCGAGCAGCAAGAGATCGCTACCGCGGTGCGCGCCATCCAAATCCTCGGCCAGGCCTTCCCCGAGGAATTCAAGGCCTACATCGACGGCAAGCAGACCATGGAAGCGTTCTTGAAAAAAATGCGCGTCGAGATGCTCAAATTCCGCGACGAAAAACAAGTCGGCGCCGCGGTGCAACAGATCAAGCAATTGCTGAGCCCGCGGATCGGGCCGACCGCGCAGCCGCAACAGGCGGCAGGACTGCCATGAGCTTTGCCGAGGAACTGGCGCTGCTGAAAGAAGCCATGGTGCGGATCGGCCGCTCGCCCGATGGCCGCACCTTTTATCTGCATTTGCAAAAAAGCCTGATGGCCGTCGACACCATACCGCAGGACCGCGATGCGGCCGGTGCGTTGCGAGAAATCCAGGGGCGCCGATTATTGCTGCAACAACTCCGCGATTGGCTGGCGCCAGGCGTCAAAGAGACCGAAGCAAACCTCGATGAGCGACCCATCATCCTCCACCGCCCCGAGCCCGTCCGGCTCGTCGACGACACCCGGCGCAGCCCCGCCCGCCGCGGCGGCGGCAGCTACGGCCCCGGCAGCCGCGGCGCCGCCGAATAGGCCATCCTACGTTCTGGAAAGCGAATGGGACGCGCCCAGCGGCCGGCCCAATGACAAGTTCGGTGAGCGCGTCAATCAACTGACCGCATTCCAGGCCGAGCAGGCGGTGCGGCGCAATACGCTGCCAAAATCAGATGCCGAATACCAGGTCAAGCTGCCGGGCAATTTCCAACTGCCGGCCGGGGTCAAGTTCGAGTTTGACGTCAATTCGCCCGAGCTCGCCAGTGCCCGCAAGATCGCGCACGCCCGCGGCATGGATCAGGAGACATTTTCCGACATGCTCGGCGTCTATGCCGCCAGCAAGATTTCCGAACAGACCAAAGCCAGCCAGGCGCGCGAAGCCAACTTGCAACAACTCGGCGCCGCCGGCCCGCAGCGGGTCGAGGCGGTCGCCACCTGGCTCACCGTAAAGGCAGGCGAACATGGCAAAGCCGTGGGTGATTTCATTAGGCAGTATCCCGCAGCGCCGATTGTCCAGGCGATGGAAACTCTCATCAAGCAATTCTCCTCACAAGGCGGCGCCGATTTCAGCCAGGCCCACCGCGACCAGGCCGAGGAAGCCGGCAAGATCGCCGGCTACGAAAACATGAGTTTCGTGCAGCGGCGCGTCCACCAGATGGCGCAGCAGATGAATAAAAATCCCGCCGGCGGCGGAAGGTAAAGGAGCTCTGAACTATGGCACCGATTAACGTCCAGATCACGTCTCCGATCCTTCTTAGCGAATACGCCAAGACCCTGCCGGAGAACGATCCGACCCGCGTCTTTGTCGAGAACATGGTACGCGAAAGCGATCTGATGGCGGCAATCCCGATGCTGCCGGCGCATATGGGCAAGCGCGCCTTCCTCGACATCCAGGCGCTGCCGGCAGTCGGCTTCCGCCAGATCAACGCCGCCGGCACCGCGGCCTCCGGCGTGTTCAATTTAAGAGAAGAAGACACTTTCTTCATTGATGAGTACATCCAAGTTGATCGCGCCATTGTCGATCGGCTGGGCATCGAACACCGCGCCCGCCAAGAGCAGTTGATGTCGACGGCGCTCGGCCAGATGTTTTCCCAGCAACTGATCAAGGGCGATCGCACCTCGAACCCGGCCGGTCCCGACGGCATGCAAGTGCGCTGCGTCAACACCTCGTACAATTGGATACACAATTCGGTGACGTCGGGCGGCGCCGCGCTGTCGCTGGCCAACCTCGATCAGCTCTATTGGATCGTCAACAAGCCGACGCACTTTGTGGTGCCGCGCACGCTGATGCCGTTCTTCGACGCCGCCGCCCGCAACAACACCCTGGTCAACCAAACCGTGTCTTACGCCAAGGACGATTTCGGCCGGCGCATCATCAAATACAAGGACCTGACGCTGTTGTTCGGCTACGAGCCCGACGACACCCCCGACATGCTGCCGATGACCGAAGTGGCATTCGGCGGCGGCACCGCGACCACTGGCTCGATCTATTGCGTGTCGCTGCGCGACGGCGGCTTCTACGCCATCGAACAGACGCCGCTGTCGGTGATCGACGAGGGCTTGATCGTCGGCCAGCCGTTCTGGTCGACCCACGTCAAATGGGATTGGGGCGTGTCGCGCGAGCATCCGCGCTCGATCGCGCGCCTTGACAGTATCCAGGCCGCGACCATCACCGCGTAATGCCGGCAAAGGATCAGAGGAGCTAGACAATGGCGCTCACGACATTCCAACCCACGTTGCCGGCGGTTGCACCACTGCCGCCGATCCCAGCCGATGCCAACTTGCAATGGGCGGCGGCGCAGACCATCACCGCGACCGGCTACCTCAACAACACCAACGCCCAGCTTAATGTCGGCGCCGGCCGCACCGGGTTCTTTGCCGTGGTCGACCTCACCGCGCAGAGCGGCACCGCGCCGAGTTTCCAGTTCCACGTGTTCGGCAGTAACGACGTCGCCTTCGGCAACGGCAACGTCGAGGATTTGGCCGAGTTCGACTACGCGCCGGCGACCGCACAGCGGCTCGTCCCGACCATCGTCGGCGCCTCGATCGCGGTGCCCGATCCCGGCCGCGCCGGCTCGCTGATCATCAAGCCGTTCTGGAATTTAGGCCAGGGCATGATCACCTACCAATACCTACGCCTCTACGTCGTGATCGCCGGCACTACGCCGAGCATCACCGCAACCGCCTGGGCGGCGCCTTGGGAAATGTATTACGGCTGAGGTAAGCGATGGCGGAACCCAAAAAGGCCGCGGGCGGCAAGTTGTTTCACGTCTTGGCCGGCGAAAGCCCGTTCATGTACGACGTCGACCGGCGCAATGCGCTCAATTTGCATGCCGACGAATGGAAAGACCGGCCGTGGACCGAGGAAGAAATCGAGGCCGCGACCGGCGTTGAGAAACCGGCCGCCGCGGGCGGTGCCGAGGCCGAGGCCGAGCCGGAGCAGCCGGAGCCCGAAGCCGATGACAAGCCGAAGCGCGGCAGGTCCAGAAAATGACCGAAATCACGCCGGAAGATTTCATCAAGGCCGTGCTCGCCATTGTCGCCGACCCCGCTGCGGCGAAGCGCCGAGCCGATGAAATGGCCGCGCTCAACGCCCTGAAAAACGATCTCGACAAGCGCCAGGCCGAGCAAAACGCCCGCGAAAAAACCCTCGCCGGCCATGACGCGGACACTAGACGCGGCCAGGCCGAGATCAGGCTGGCGCAGGATCGACTTACCGCGCAAGAAGCCGCGTTGGCCTCGCGCGCCAAAGAGCTCGCCGCCGGCGAAAACAAATTGCAGGGCAAGATCGTCGCCCAGGGCCAGGACGCCAATCGCGTGTCCGCCGAACTCAATACCCGCGAGCAAAACGTCGCCAAGCGCGAACGCGAGCTCGACAAGGCCGAAAAGAAGGTCGCCGAGGATCGGGCGCTGCTCGACAAGAAGCTCGCCAAGGCACGCGAGTTTGTCGACGCGGCGTAAGGCGGGGCCGCCAATGGCCGCCACGCAATCCAATCTCAAATGGACGCCGCTCGGCTACATGCAGATGACCAGCCTTTCGGTTGCCGTCGGCCTGGGCCCGTTGGGGACGGTGATCCCGACCAATGCCATCATGTGTTTGATCTGCGCCGAAGGCCAAGCTGTGCGCTGGCGCGACGATGGCGTTGCGCCAACCGCGGCGGTGGGGATGCCGCTGCAAGCCGGTCAGGAATTCCAATACACCTCGAACGACCTGACCCAAATCCAATTTATCCAACAAGCCGCCAGCGCCATCTTGAACGTCAGTTTCTACAAATGATCCCGAACTCCGACACAATGGTGCCGAACAGTGCTCCCGGCACTGGTGGCGGCGGCACAGGTAGCCCCGGCGGTCTGCCGGGCGATATTCAATTTAATCTCGGCGGTGGTAATTTTGGCGGCGATGCGGGCTTTACCTATTCCGGTTCCGGCGGTCCGATAACGATCACGCCAGCGGCGAATAACAATCCGCTATCGATCAACAGTGGTTCGGCCACCGGCGCCAGCACCAACACCCTTGGCTTGAGGGTCGCCGGCACACTCAATACCAGCGGTCTGGTCGACGGCAT